TATGCCATCTGGTGTAAATCCAAATCAGGACTAACATGCCAATCGAATCTAAACAACAGCAAAAAGCCATGTACGCTGCTGCCGCAGGCAAAAGCAACATCGGCATTCCTAAAAAGGTAGGCAAAGAGTTTATCAAAGCTGGTAAAGCTAAAGCCAACCTGCCACAGAAAGTAATGAAGAAAGCAGCTGGAAGAGGACGCTAATGAAAGACTTTGAACAAAACTGCAAGATGATGTGCGCTGGTGGCCATTACAAAGAAGGCGGAACAGTTCCAGAAGCCGATTTTAATCAAGACAAAGCGATGATCAAAAAAGCATTTAAAATGCACGATGATCAGCTGCATGAAAAAAAGCATACTGATTTGTCTAAGTTAAAACGCGGTGGTATGGCAAAACGGAAGAAGTAAGCCGTGGCATATTCCAATACATACAACCAGACTACGGTCGACGTTGATCAGATGATTTCCTACGCCTTTCGTGGCGCAGGAAAGCAAGCTGAAGAAATCACACCTGAGTACGTACAAGCCGCTAAGCAGGCGCTGTTCTACATTTTGCAGAACTCGTCTAACCGCGGCGTTAACCTATGGTTGTTAGAAAACATTGTGCTAGGTGCTCAGAGCAACCAGCAAATTCTAACAATGCCAGCGGGCACAATTGACGTACGTGAAGCAAACTGGGTGTATGTACAGACGCCACAAATTAGTAGCGCATTACCAACAGACAACTCTACCGCACCAAACGTATTTAGCGGCACGTTAAATAGTTATGGTACTACAACCGGATCAGAGAATTGGTTTGGCGCAGCGTATGGTGTGCAAACCAGTATTTATTATGTTGGCTTTAATGCCTACGCGCCAAACAATGGTACTGCCACATATACCAACATGGTATACGAAACTAGTAACGATGGTGTTAACTGGTCAGTTCAAGCAACGTTTGACTCTACTATCGTAGCACAAGACCGTACATGGACTTACATTCCAGTAAACATTACTGAACAGTATTACTTCCATCGTATTCGTTCTAACACATCTACGCCATTCTCTGTGCGTCAGGTTGTGTTCACACAATCTCAACAGGTTATTCCATTAGCACGTTTAAACCGTGATGACTACTGGAACTTACCAAACAAACAGTTTCCATCCGTACGTTCTTTGCAATATTGGTTTAACCGACAGATTGATCCAGAGATGTATTTATGGCCTGTGCCTTCCAACGACTTCCAAGTATTTCAGCTTATTATTGAAAAGCAGATGATGGATGTTGGCTCGTTGACCAATCAGTTATACCTTCCAAACCGTTGGATTCCTTATATTCAAGCTGCGTTGACGCATGAGTTGGCGATGCAGTTACCCGGTACTGATATGGGTCGTGTAGCGTACTTGGAAAAACGAGCACTTGACATGCGTACGCAAGCCGAAGAAGAAGATCGCGATAAGTCGCCAATCTACTTCCAACCTAACTATAGTTACTACACAAGATAATGACTAACGCATATCAGATGACCTACGATAACCTCGTAGCTGACATTATTAACTACATGGAGCGCGATGATGCTCAATTTGTAGCGCAGATTCCGAATCTAATTGGTTTGGCTGAGTCTGCTATTGCGGCGCAGTTAAAAACCTATTTGCAGTTAACGGTAGTAGAGACAACATTGTCTACTAATCAAGTAGTGCTAAACAAACCAGCACGTTGGCGTAAAACAATTTCAATGAAGTGCAATGGCCAGCCTATTTTGCTGCGTAGCCAAGATTATGTAGCCCAGTATCAATCTGAATCATCATCTGGCACACCGTTGTACTACGCAGATTACGACTATAACAACTGGGCAATTGCACCAAAACCAGATACAACATACCCAATTGAAATTTTGTATTACAGCGAAATTCAACCACTAGATTCACAAAACCAGCAAAACTTGTTCACGCGCGAGTGCCCACAGGCGATGTTGTTTGGCTCCTTGTTGCAAGCTCAAGGCTATTTAAAAGCCATGGACAAGCTGCCAATCTGGAAACAATACTACGACGATTCGTTGGCAGCGCTCAAGCAAGAAGACAACCAACGCCGTATCGACAGAAACGTAACGGTTCAGGAACCCTAATCTATGTCACAATCATTCATTTCACCATTTACTGGTACCGTTATTGAACCAACGGATGTATCTTACTATCCACTAGCGTTTAGTAGTAATACACAACTATATTGGCCTCAAGTTGCTAATGGTACACAAGTGCCTGCATCACGCATCATGGATTGTACGCCTTCTACATCTGGTTTAGTAATACAATTACCAGATGCAACACAAGGCTCACTTGGCAGCGATATATTTTTCCGTAATAAAGGTTCTGTACCATTTACCGTTACTGATATTAACGGACTTTATGGTGTTACTGTTAACGCTGGTGTTACTGTTTATTTTTACTTAACAAATAATACTGGAAACGTTAACGGTAGTTGGGGCAATATTACCCTTGGCACTGGCACTTCATCTGCTGATGCAGCATCATTGGCTGGTGCTGGTTTAACTACCATTTTGGGACAACTTGCTGTAACTAGTAACATTGTAGAAACTACAGTAAATCCAACCATCACTAACTCTAGCCGTGCAAACACATACGTATGGACTGGCGGTGTTGGTACGTTTACGTTACCATCATACTTAAGTCTATCTGGTGGCTGGTGGATTGGTTTTAGAAACGGTGGTTCTGGCGTATTGACTATTGCAGCTCAAAGCCCATCTGTTATCAATACTTTCTCAAGCATTACTGCTAATCCCGGCGATTCTGGATTTATTTATTACGAAGCTGCAACTGGTAATTTCTTTACCGTTGGTTTGGCTGGTCAGAATAACGTTACATTTACCTCTGGTACCTATGACGTTGATAGTATTTCTGGTAGCACATTTAGCCTAGTATCATACGCACCAACTATTCAAACGTATGTTGCGTTATCTGGAACCCGCACAACGCCGCTTGCAATCACATTACCAGCCATTACTCAGCTGTATGTTTTAATTAACAACACTAGCTCTGGCGCATATAGCTTGTCATTTAATGTAACAGGCAGCGTTAGTTCGCCAGTGGCTTTATCATCTGGTCAAGTGGCGTTAGTGCTCAGTGAACCATCTGGTTTGTTTGTGTTGTCAACTACCAGCGCATCATCATTCTTTGCTGCAAACGGATCAGCTACTGCACCATCGTTTTCATTCTTAAATGACAATGCAACTGGTATGTATTTACGCGGCCTTAGCATTTTAGGTTTGACTGCTAACGGCACAGAAATTCTTGATTTAAACGGCACAAACTCATTATCTCCTGTTGTTACAGTTACTGGCGCACTTGGTGTATCTGGCACTCTTACAGCGGGCCTTATTAGCGGTGGAGCATTTTAATGGCGGTTGCGCCAGCACAACCATCGCAACAGCAACAAATTCAGCCTCAGTATAGCCAAATTTACAAAATGGCTTTACCGGGCGGGATAAAACGCGACGGTACACAGTTTGAAACACCAGAATATGTTGACGGTGTGTGGTGCCGTTTCCAACGTTTAGTACCAAAGAAAATGGGTGGTTATTCCGAACTATTTTCAACATTTGATGGCATCCTGCGCGGTATGACCATGAATGGTTATAACGGTGTCAACTATGTGTTTGCTGGCACTAGTATTGGCTTAGATGTTTTTACTACTGGGCAAACCTTTGGTATTGGTGCGGGTCCTTACAAAGCTATTTTGGAGCCCGGTTACGCAGGGTTTCCTGTAGCAAACACTACAGTTAGTTATGCTAATTCAACATCGTTTACAATTGCTAGCTCTAACGCTACACCTATCAGCTATACATCTGCGTTTCCAGCGGGTACAAAGATTATTTTTTCACAGAGCAACGTTGTTTCGTACACCGTAACTAGCTCTTCATTTTCAACACCAAACACAATCGTTAATTTTACACCAGCAATTAGCGGCAACACTATAAGCAACGTTTGGCAGTATAACTATAGTTTTCAGCCAAACGCAAATCTGTTATGGCAGTTTGACTATCAGTATAATCCGCAAGGTGGTGCATTAAATTTACTTGCACATCCCGGCTTAAATTTAGCCAATATTGATAATGCAATTAAGTCTCAAGTATATATTGGTTCGATATTACCTAATTCATCTAACCAATGGATATTTAACGGTTTAGCCGATACAAGCGGCACTTCACCAACTTACCAAGCTGTTGCAGTAGACGGTGGTGTGTGCGCATTGCATCCATTTATTTTTGTGTATGGCTCTAACGGTTTTATTGCTAACAACAACGTTAGCTCGGTATACGCAAACCAATCTTTGACAGATTGGAATGGACCATTAGCTAACCAAGTTAACGTTGCCACTGGTAAAGTAGTGTTAGGTATGCCTATCCGCGGCGGCGCTTATTCGCCAGCTGGATTATTCTGGGCAACTGATAGTTTAATTCGTGTGTTGTTTACTGGTACTGCACCAAACTATTGGACATACGATATTGTTTCTAGCCAGATCTCTATTATGTCATCACAAGCCGCCGTTGAAATGGATGGTTTGTATTACTGGATGGGTGTTGACCGTTTCTATGTATACGACGGCCGTGTTACTGTTGTGCCTAATGATAAAAACGTAAACTGGCTATTTGACAACCTTAACTATGCACAACGCCAAAAAGTATGGGCAACCAAAGTACCTAGATACAATGAGATTTGGTTCTTTTATCCACGTGGTTCAGCAACAGAATGTACTGATGCCATTATTTACAACGTAAAAGATAAGATTTGGTACGATGCTGGCCAAGCAACTGGAGCACAACGTTCTTGCGGTTATACTACAGAAGTGTTTCCAACACCACTATGGGCTGGCTGGAATTATAATGCCACTTACAGCAAAGAGCATACTGTTATAACTCACCCATCTGTACTACCAGCTGCAAACGCCAGCTCTGTATATTTTAATGGTAATTTAACACCAACGTTTGCCCCGGGGTCATATATAACCTTTGGTCAATCACAAGCCAATACGGTGTACCAAGTTGCAACTAGCCAATACTATTCTAACGCAGCGATTGGTGCTGCTGGTGTTACACTTGTAACTGCCACAACAACCTTTAATCCATCTGAATCTGCCAACGCATTTGCGTATCAGGTAGAAGGTGGATATCCAATTTGGCAGCATGAAACTGGTTTAGATCAAGTATCTCTGACTGAGCAAACTGCTATCTATTCAAGCTACACAACTGGCGATATTAGCTGGGTCGGCGGATCTCCAACACCATCCAATACACAGCCTGTAACACCAAATCGTCGCATGCACATTCGCCGTATTGAGCCTAATTTTGTACAGTCAGGTAACCTAAACTTGACAATCGTTGGCCGTAAATTTGCTTCTTCAAACGTACAAATTGCTGGACCATACACTTTTGATCCAACAACTGAAAAAATTGACCTACGCGATGAGTTCCGTGAGGTACAGTTTAAAGTAGAATCCAACGAATTGGGTGGTAACTACGAACAAGGTCGTTTGTTAATTACTCAAGAGTTAGGCGATGAGCGGCCATAATACGCAACAGTTTTTTCCATTTTTACCGGGCTATTCCACATGGGAAGATTTTAACGGTAATTTGGTAATGTTTTATAGCCAGAGCAATATCTCGTTTAACGATGAAGCTAACTGGGATGTGACAGCTAGGGAAATAGCTCAATCACCATCATTCCAAGCCTATGGTACTCCTGATCCACAGACTTATAATAGCTGGCAAGATTGGGCTTTAGAGTTTGGAAATTTAGTTAACGGCCCCTTAAAAAGATAGGGCGTAAACTACCTTATTTTTGCATTAGTGTATGTAGGAATAGGGGAAAATGATGATTACATTTCAAAAAGAGGCACCCGAGCCTTTTGCCAGTGAAGCCATGCAGTTGTTCAAAGATCACTATGATGAGATTGCTGAACGCACTGATGTAATAGAATTAGATCCTAACATCGATCAGTACAATGTATTGTTTGATAAAAATATGTTAGAGATCCATACTGCCAGAGATGATGGTAAATTGATTGGTTATAGTTTATGGTTTGTTTTAAGTCATATTCACTATAAAAAAAGTTTGACAGCTACTTCAGACGTTTTGTACATTAGTCCGAATTACCGAAAAGGTATGCTGGGCTACAAATTTATAAAATGGACTACTGAAGAAATTAAAAAACGTAAGCCCCAACGTATTCAGTTTCGTATTAAACCATTTTTAGATTATGGTAAATTGATAGAACGACTTGGTGGCAATTTTTTTGAAAAAACATATTCGATAGTAATGGAACAATAATGGGCGGAACAGCAGACGTAGTAGCTTCAGCAGCGGGAGACATATTTGGAGGTGGCGCAGGTGTTTTTGGCGGCGATGCTTTCACTTTGGCCGCTTCTGACGTTGCGTCTCAAGCTGCTGCTGGAGCAATTTCAGCGGCTGATGCCATTTCTTCAGGTGCTTCTGTATCTGACTTAATATCCGCTGGCGTTGCTCCATCGCAATTAGTTTCTGAAGGTGTGGCATCTGTACCAGATTTATTATCAGCGGGAGTATCAACTTCACAATTATCTGCTGATGGATTAATATCTACTGTTGGTGATGGTAATATTATGGATTTGGCAACAGGAAACATTTTAGATTCTTCTGGCCAAACTATTTTAAATGCTGCTAATGAGGGTTTAACTAGCGGTAGTCAAATAACTGGCGCCACAACAGACGCATCTGGCAATATTATTCAAACGTTTGATGACGGTTCTACGTTAACTACAGATGCCCAAGGTAATGTAATTGATTCTACACCAGCCACTGATACTGGTACACCTCCAACAGACGGTACAAATCCATTAAGTAATCCTGTGGTGCAAAAAGTTGGAAGCACATTAGCACAAAAAGCATTGGGTTCTTTATTGGCTCCGGCTACTCAAGCGTTAGCAACTCGCACTAATCCAACAACACCAACAACATCTGGTTTGTCTAATTTTGGAACTCAAGACGCAGGAACAAGCGCTGGCACAACATCTAACCAAGTTATTCAGCCAAATTATACACCCGGTAAAATGGGGACAATTAACCCAGATCCCGCAACATTTTCTAGCAATCAACCATTATATAATTCAGATATTCCATCCGCTGGCGTTACCGCCCCAGCAACACCAATGACTACTCCTACTCTAGCAGCCGGAGGATCAGTTCCTGGGTACGCTGAAGGTAGCGATGTAGAAGAATATGATTACGCAGCAGGTCCTGATAAAATTCGCTATCCGGATAGAATGTTATCAATGGGTAAACACGCAAGTTTGAACATACCAACTTATCAAGCTGAAAATATTGCGGCTATTGGTCCACATTTTTCGCCATTTCATTTTAACACTGGCGGTGGAGTAGAAACCGATGAAGGTATTCATACACCAGAATTTTATAGTGAAGGTGGTTTAAAACATCGGTATGTTCAAGGCGATGGAGATGGAACATCTGATGATGTTCCAGCTATGTTAGCTAACGGTGAATTTGTTATTCCAGCTGATGTAGTATCTTCTTTAGGCAATGGTAGTAATGATAGTGGTTCTAAAGTATTAGATAATTTTTTAGAAACCATTAGAGAACATAAACAAAAACACGACGCAAAACATTTGCCGCCGGATAGTAAAGGTCCGTTGGCCTACTTGTTAGAAGCTCACAAAAAGGTTAAAAAATAATGGCCGGCTTAAGTAATCTATTAACTAATACCACAACAGCGCAAACAACGCTGCCATCTTGGTATTCTACTGCACAACAAAACGTTGTAAATAATGCTGTTTCTGGTGCAGCAAACGCGCCAACTTTGCA